CAGGCCATCGGGCCTTGAACTCGTCTGACTTGACATATTCATTGTATGCTTTAGCATCAAAGAACATCTTGTGGAAAACAGTTTTAAACTGTCCTTTTGGGTTTATGGTCAGATAAATCGACTTTGCTTTGCCCGACATTATGCAGCCTTTCTAAAATAACCGTAGGGCAAGCCCTGGGTGTAACAGAAGTACTCAAAATCGCCATTGGCGTGTTCGGCATCCATGAGCCAGGCAATCACACGCTCACGGCAGGTGCCAGTGTGCATGAGGCTGGTCACACGATCTTCAAACTTCACAACAGCTTCAGCTTCAGCAGTCTTGCGGTCCGCCTCTTCACGCTGGATCACAGCACCAAGGCCGGCAAACTCCTGTTCGAAGTCCTCAAGGGTCCAAGTGCTGGTATCAACACCACGGGGACGATGGCCATAGGCGTCCTTGTACATGTCCCAATAAGTGCATTGGGCTTGCTCTAGTGCAGACATTTCTTCCCAAGATTTGAACTGTTCCACGGCTGACTCCTTTTTGCTTTGTATGTGACTATTATAACAGTTTGCCCATTATTGAGCAACCGCTTTCACACGCACGTCTGTGTTCAACGCAGGTGCGTACTTTTGTATTAACTCGCGCTCCAACCGGTGCGCCGCAGTTTTACCGCGCACCGTGTCGATGATTGTGTAGTTTACAGCGGCTTCGCCTGCGGCACGAATTGCTTCGTACAGGTTCCAGCTCTTGTCTTCGGTGCGGGCACGGTAGATATGCTTGTTCACGCGGCTACGAAGCGACATGTTTATAGTGCGCTGAGTTTTAGCGGTAATACCAATGTAGTACTCCAATCCAATTTGGATACAGTACACAATGTGGGTTCTATCAACACGTTTCTTTCTCATCATGTATGTATTATAGCATTTCGAGCATATTTGGTCAACCAAAATGCCTGTTGCAAAAATACAACAAAAGTACTACTTTTTGGGTTTTGTGCCCGGTAATACTTGAGTACTATAAGTATTTGCATGACTGACTTGTATCATAACATATACGAAAACGAGATCTTTAAAAAGAGCAACTGCATCTGGCACGAAAACACATTGCTGGATTTTTTTCGTAGTAATCTAATTGCACTGGGTTACACTGCCGCTGACTCCAGCAACAAAACGTGGCATCGCGGAGATCGCACTGTGGTTGCTTGTTTGGTCGACGACTTTTCAACTTGCAGTACCAATTACTCAACCGATTTGCCCTACTTGTTTGATCGCAACACTGTGGTAATCACAGACAATCGGGTTAACGTGCCTACACAATATCAAGTATGTCAATTACCTGCCAGCTTCTTTGGCATCTATGCACATGAACCTGCATGTACCGCCTGGCTGCCAGATCGTCGTTTCAATTTCAGTGTCAATAGAATGGATGCCAAACGCTTGTTGTTGTTTTTGGAATTGCAACTGCGTTCCATGGACATGTTTGGTGCAGGAGAAATTGACTATGTAAACTTCAACTGTTGGTCGTGGGACGGAGACAACAACAGTGATATTGGATTGTTATCAAACTTTGAACGCCAGTACAATCAGTTGGAACAACAATTTCACACAGTTTATGACAATACCTACACTCGTTTGTTGCCCAGGATACCATTTAGAAACCACACACTGCAACACGAACTTGCACATGTACGTGCTCACTTGAATGTGGTCATGGAAACTTATTCAAGTGATACCACTGTGGCGTTGAGTGAAAAAATATTTAGAGCCTTGTGCTTGCCTGTGCCCTGGATGGTGTATTCCGGCAAGCACACAGTGGCCTACCTGAACAGCTTGGGATTTGATGTCATGCCGGATGTTGTGGAGCACCGATATGACAGTATGATTGAAAACAAAACTGCTGCCTACGGCGACAAGATGGTGGACTTTTTGTTTGAAGGTGTAGAAGCCGTGGAACGTATGCAAGCAGATCGACCATGGCAACGAGCAGAACAAGCAGCCAGAATCAATCAGCAACGATTGCAAGACATGAAAGCCGCCTGGCCTGCAGACTTTGCCACCTGGTGGCCCGGTGTGCTGGAAAAATTGCAATGAACATTGAACAAGCATTGTCAGACCAGTTTTGCATGTTTTACAAGGCTGGTGTGAATCCAATGCTGTTAACTCCAGGACAATTGTTGTCAACTTCATTGAATCATGTAAATTATTGTTTGCACACCCTAGGAACCAACATTGTAGAATGGCCCTGGGGAGATCAAGACGAAGCTGCACGCCTGGTCAGAATCAACTGGATCTATCAAAATCTACAACAAGAACCCATACGAAAACCCATTCTAATAGACCATTTACACAATGTCATTTGCGGGGATACCAGACTCATGGCCTTGTTTTTGTTGAAAGATCTACCGACCGTGAGTGTTGTAATGGTTTGCCCGATACACATGCAGGATCAATACAATCACTGGATACAGATACACAACAATCAAGATTTGATACAGGCCACAAATTTCAAGCCGGATGCACAAGTTCTAGTGGAGATCAACAGTGACAAAATTTGCTGGTTAGAAATTGGAGATCAAAGCACTGCTCACCATTTGCATGATCATGACACAAGAGTTTTTATGATGACAAACTATCTAAAAACTCAACCTGCAGATTTTGAAATAACCACTCAATGGTGCACTGACTCAATTGACTGGTTGAAATTTACATGACCTTTCTTTATTCAAAATTTTTTCAAACCACACTGACAGAGTTGGGATTTGACGTACATGGTGTTTGGAATGCATTTGATGCTCTGTACGATCATCACCATGGGTGGCCACTGAAATTGCCTGATGTCGAATTTGGCCCACGCACACTGTTGGTCATGCACTTTCAAGATTTTGTTACCTTTCAAGATAATCAAGTGGTTGAACTTGACCGTGTGGCCCAACACTATGGCAAGCATGCCAACCAAGTGTTGGTAACTCATATGCACCCAAATTTAGAAAAATTTTATACTGGCCCTGTAAACTTGATTGAATTTAGCAATCATAATCATAGAGAAATCAGTAGACTGCGTGAGCAATGGCACGAATGGAAACACATCCTAGAACAGCCGCGCACACAGGCCTGGCAGTGTCTCAATGGTAGAACGTGCAGTCATCGTCGACGAGTGGCTGATATATTGTCACAGTGGAACAACGGTGTACTCAGTTATGGAACAGATATTCCACTGCCCAAATGGGACTACAGTACCTATCGAGGTACAGAAAACAATGAAAATTTTATTAGATTGGGATCAGTGTATGGCACATGTGCTGTGAACATTGTGACTGAAACACTGTACGATCCGGTGCCTGGCTTGTTTTGTGAAAAAACTTTGTTTGCCATGTTGGCTGAACAAATACCCATAGTGATAGGATCGCAAGGTTTGATTGCCAGTCTACGTGCTCATGGTTTTGACATGTTTGATGATGTGATCGACATCAGTTACGACAGTTTGCCCAACGAAACAAGATTAAACCAGGCCTTGGAATTGAACCGTGATGTCATCCAAGGACAGATTGATCTTGCACCCTACCGTCAGAGACTACAAGACCAACGTGCGTTTGTGTTAGATGACTACACCAACCTAATGGAATTGAGATTTATTCGAGACTGCAAACAGTTGTCTAATAGGTTAAACTTGCAATAAATCTCTGCAGGTCTCCGTGCAACACAGCCATCATGGCTTGACGACTGCCAAACATTATCAATTTGTTGTGCCGACGATTGTTCACAATGTAGTATGGGCAGGTCATGTGTCGGTCCATGGCCAGCAAGTTTTTGGGAGTCAAAAACTTTTCAGGTAATTCAAACGCATAACTGTCAAGTTCTAAATTACGGTCAAATACCAAATACCCCATGTCAGTTAATCTCAGTCCACCATCTTCACCACGGCTTTGCCACCAGGTGGTCATGGCCTCATCCATGGTTGGTGCATCAGGCAAGTGATGTATGAGTTCCGCAGTCAGCTCAAGTTTATTGAGCATTGGGATAGATGTTATCCCCTTGTGTTAACAGCACAACTGAAAACTTGTCTGTTCGAAATTGTGTGTTAAGTTTTCTAGCAAGATTAATGGCATGTCCAGGGTTGGAAAACGATACCTTTTTGTATTTGGGCCCAGGAAACTGTGTAAGCAAGTTGCTGGTTTTCAAGTTGATGGGCTTGGCATCAAAGAACACAGCCCATACACCTTCAGAGGCCAGCACCTGTTCTGTCTTGTAAGTTTGTTTGTTGGTGTGCTCAATTAGCACTGTGGGCTTTGGTCTTGACATATTAAACTCCGCGTTTATTTATGCCAATAACTATGCAGATTTAAAACTGCCCCCGGTGATCTGCACTTCTACAATTTCCGCACCACGGCTCTGTTGTTCACGTATTTGTTCCAATGTAATCAACAGTTTAGTGATGTCTGCATGTAAGTCTTTGGCATCACGCATGGGCATGGAGAAGTCTTTTTGTCCACGTGCTTCATGCGCTTTGACCGAATCCACAAATCGATGTATGTGTAGACTCATTTTTTACTCAGGAATGGTGACAGCACAGGCGGATGCCATCCTGTGGGTTTTAGAACTTTGCCATCTTCACGTTTGCGCACCTTGCCTGTGTCTCGATCGATCTTGGCAAAGTTAGTGGCCATGACTTCTCGCCATGCACCTTCGGCATCGGCACCCATACTATGGATAGCACCAATAGTCACTACAATAATATCAATAAGTGCATCTAATGCTTCTACATCGTCTTCTGCTTCTTGTAGTTCGTTAAATTCTTCTTCGATAAGACCAATGTACATATCGTATTGCTGTTGATCACCTGTAACACTTTGATCACAAGCTCGCATGAACTTTTCTTGATCACGAAAGGGATTTGTCACGTGCTGCCTCCTGGGTATGAAATGGACCTTGATATTGATAACGTTCCAACACAATCAGCTTGGGGTTGCGCAGGATTTTCCAAGCACGATGTTGTTTCACAGCGTAGTAACCTGCGGCATACCATGACTTGGATTTGTTTTCTTTTGTGAACAACGGTAACCGATGCTTGACGTCCCACATGGGATTGTGTGCTCTACATCCTGTGGCATAACCATGCACTTGATCTGGTGCAGGTCGAGTGGTTTTTTCTGGCGGTGCAAATTCAATGTCGACCTTTTTACGCACCATGGGAATGGTTTTAAACTTGCCCACCTGGTCATTTATGCGCACAGTGTAGCCATCGGCTTCGGCTTGTACCACGCCAACCTTGCGATCATCTTGTTTCAAGATCCAATATTTTTTATCCACTATGGGTTTGGCTTCGATCATCTAGCACTCCTTTGTATGTTTGATTCAACCAGCGACCAATTGCTTCTGCATAGTCACTGAGTTTGGTAAGTTCATATTTGCCACAGAAGCGTAAAAAGTGCGCACCTACCATGCCCACATCCCGGTGGCTGATCTGTTCACGTATGGCTTCATCTACTGCGGCTTTGACGTCATCGGGCTGTGCAGTGAGATCGATTAGTGTGCGATTGCGTTCATAATCATCCAGCACTCGGTGTTCAGCTTGCTCATGGTCAGACCAGCGTTGCAACATGAGATTGTTCCAGGCATAGCCTCGACGATCGCGATCTTCAAACGCTTCTGTGAGTCCCACTTGATTTTTTGTGCCCTTGACTCGTACACCCGGGTACGCAGAGAACACATTGTCACCAGGATCACCACGCATGCATTTCAAGAACAACACCCACTGTTGATAGTCCACAGGTGGCACAAAATTGACATCGGCTTTGCCAACTTTGATCTTTGAGTTGCTTTCAATAGTGAATGCTAGGTTTTTGCCTTTTGCGTCTGTGACACCTGCAGGACTAAACAAGTGATCATTGATGCCATTGTACAATTTTACATTGGGTGCAATCAACTGCACAAAATCTGAATCTGAGCTGACAATAACGTGTTCGTCTTGGGGGTGTAGTGCAATCCAACGTGCAATGATGTCATCTGCTTCTGCTGTGGCGCAACGAACAACACTACAGTTGGTTCGTGTAGACAAGTATTTGGTCAGCTCGTCATAGGTCTCCCAGAACAGCTTGTCCTCTTCTGCTTCCGACTCGCTCATTTGTCCACGTGCCACAGCACGATTGGCTTTGTAGGGCCGGTAGTGATCTTTGCGCCAGCTTCTGCCCTCCAGTGCAAATACCACATGATCAGCACCCAGATCACGTGCCACCTTGTTTGCACTCATCAATGTCAAGTGTAGGGCAAAACCCAGTTTGGTCCATGTGTCTGCGGCACGATGCGCCTGATGCCGAGCACGAAAAAACATGTTGGCAGTGTCGATTATAAGGTATTTCATGTGGTCACAATAGTTGGTTGCTCTTGACGTATTGTAACAGATATTCCGCCCAAAAGCAATGGGCATCTGGCCCAAAATGCCAACTATGTGGGTTTACTGTAACAAAACCGTTTTGTCGCAGTACGGAATCATAGGTTTTGGTTGAATCATACGGTGCAATGTAACTAGCACCCCAATTCAGTTTGTGCTCAATTTCTTCAAAATGATTGTTGCCATTGAACATTACATGTTTGATGCCCAAGCAATCAAGCTCGCAATGGAATTTCCAAATGTCTTGATGTGCTTGTGTGCAAGCACGATTCCAATCTACATCAATTATAAATTGCCGATAACGTTCCTGAAGTTCAGGAGGCACAGTGTCAATGCCTGATGCATTGACTTGGTAACTCATGCCATTGTGCCACCACTCTTCGCGCTCCCACGTGGTCCATTGAATCACTACAAAGCATTGGTCAATCAAGTCAGGATTTTGGTTGATCCACTGCTGTGTGGTTCTCATGATGCGAGCATTGGAACAACCAGCTTGTGCTTGCAACTCCAACACTGCCCACAGGTGATTGGCTAGTTCGCATCCAAAGCTGGCTCGTGCATTATCGGGGTGTGGTTCGCGCCCACATTGCCATAGCATACCATCATCGCAGGCCCAGGCATGGGGGTTCACAGCCTCAGCCGCGGCAGCATGACTGTCACCATTGACATACAAGATCATTTTTGCAATAAAACTTTTTCTGTTTCAGCAGCTACCACACGTTTGCGCAGGCTGCTGCTTGAGAATGAGTGATCTCTGCCATTAAACACAATCTCAATGCCGCGATCATGACATTCGTTGCGTCCTGAAAAATCTTTGTTTTCGTATTCTACACCTAACACACGAACATCTACAGGAAGGATCAAGAGAAGGTCACGTAGATCTTGTTCAGTTTGATATACCACAACTTCATCAACATAACGGCATGCAGCCAGCTGTATCTGTCGTTCAACAATACTTTGTACAGGGCGATTTTTAGTGCCAGGACGATCAATTGTGGGATCTGTTTGCAAGCCAGCAATAAGGTAATCGCAATGATTTTTGGATTCTGACAGCATGGCAATGTGACCTGCATGCAGCATATCAAATGTGGAAAAGGTAATGCCAATTCGTTTGCCGTCGACCTTGAGTTGTTTAATGTGATTGAATATCATAAATCTTCAAGCATGCAATATGTTTTGAACAAGTCTTTTTTAGACTCTACGTAAATTGGGCAAGGATTTAGATGTTTTACAGTATGCCCATGATATTCAATATTATATGTTGACACAAATTCTTGTGGCAGTGTTTGTTCTAAGAAAACGTCTAAAAATTCACCAGCATCGTGGTTGACATTATGAAAGTACACAGCCTGATTGTCCATAAGAAATGGCACAATCTGATGGTTGCATTTTAGAAAATCTTCAAAGGCCCTGGGATATTTTCTGTAACCGTCTACCATTAATATTCCCTGGTCGGATAATAGTGTTAATGCATGAATCATATCTAGATACCGAGTGTGTATGTCATTTTCGTCCACATACATAAGTTCATCCTCAATACGTGTGTAAGCCGGCTTTGAGCCAACATCTACTAGGATAAAATCAAATTTTGTGTCAGAGACAAAATCTAGACTGGACATGTTTATAAAATTAATTTTTTTGTCTTTGGTTACACTACTATTGGCATAATGTCTATTGTAAAGATCCATTTGAAATTTTATATCAACCGTGGTTAGATTGCTGTGGGGTTCGGTGGCCTCTAACATCATACCAAATGTTTTTCCTTCCCAAAATCCCATTTCCAAAATGTCTTTACATTTAAAAAATTGAATAATATACAACACACACATTAAACCCAAATTAGTTCGCATTCCGTGATATTCATGTAGCAAATTACTCATGATGGTTTGATGAAATTTTTTCATTGATATTTTCTCTTAATTTAAGTAGATGATATTTAAATATCATTAACTGATTTCTGTGCGTCCGCCTCCAATGTCTCGAGTTTGCACATACTGTGCGCCCGAGTTGCGAATGGCCTGTTCTTGTTCCCATGTTTCCATCACAACATGTCTGCACACATTCTGGAACCAACGATCCACAATGTCTGAGTCTGCATCTGTGGGCTTCATCATGTAGCCGGCTTTGACCAAGCGGGCAATGAATATCTCATTCCAGTCTAGTTCAAATGCACCTTGGTGTAAATTGGCAGGATCAATGTCCATGGCAAGAACAGCCACATAAGGTTCACCTTTTTCTGTGGCAAGTTCTTTGGCAGACTTTTCAGGTGCCCGGGGCACACGAATAACTTTTTCCGCTACAGGTTTAAGTTCTGGCTTTTTCTTAAATCTATCAAAGAATCCCATTATTTGCCCCATCCGTTGCCCCAAAGGTCAACGTGCAATCGTGGACTGTACCAGTAGCCACGTCGGAGTGCTTCGTCAGCAACATTGATCCTGTTGCCATCATACACTGATACCACACCGCCCACTGGCATCACAAACACAGGACCACCAAATTCACGCAGGCGATATTCCGCCACAGCACGATCCAGTTCATCAAAGTCTGCAATTTTTTCCACCACAAACTTGAGATAGGTCACACCATATGTTTCATAATCCCATACAACGTCAGGCTTGATGGCATCTGCCCATGACTCTCCTGACACGCTCAGTTTGGGACTCACACTAAAGGTGATCTCACCAAACCAGTTGCGTAGATAATCTTTAAAGTCACGGGTCAAGTCTTGAGTACCATTGGTTTCAAACGTGATGTGTCGCAGACCACGTTCGTGTAGCACATCCAACAACTCAGGATAAGCACGTTGCCAGCCCAGCAATGGCTCGCCTCCGGTGATCACCAAATGCACAGGATTACCATTGGGTTGCAGCCAATTGCCACGGGGCAACAGTGCTGTCATTTTGTCTACCAGTTCATCCACTGTGTATGTGGGACTCAGATGTTTGAAGTCGGGGTGCCACGATGCATAGCTGTCACAGCCTGTGTTTACAAGTGGCAGTTCTTCAAATGTTTTGTACAACTCCACAGTCTTGGCCACTTCATCTGCTTCTGTGCTACGTTCTCCAGGTTTACAACCAAACCCTGAACAGGTAAAGTTACAACCAAACATGCGCAAGAATATGCTGGGTACGCCAACATAACGTCCTTCGCCTTGTGCTGAATAAAATAATTCTGATACTTTGAGTTTCATTGTGTTCCTTATAGTCTTGACACTTCTGACAAACCAGATTTGTCAGGGCGTTTGCGTAGATTGGCAGACTCTTCTAGCATTTTAACACGAGTTTCTTGTTTTGTCACCCAACCAGGCAAAACCCAATCCAAATAAGCCAAATGTTCAGCAGGTGTGGGATGCGGATCTTCTGCCAATTTAGGCCACTGGCCTCCAAACACTGTTTTATCAAAACCGGGTAAAATACTTCTCAACACATCTTTGTAGAGATCAGCAACATCTTTACAGCTACTTGTTGTGTCATCTGGGTGATATTCATTTACAATTTCACACATGCTGAGGAATTTCCATGTGAGACCATGGCATGACTCCAACAACACTTTTACAGCTTTTATATACGCAAGGTCTCTGATTAAATTTCCCCGCTCAGT